ATAGTTAGTACTGATAATAAAGAGTCGTTAAAATTAACTCATTATTCTGGCTCCTTTAAAGAGTTTAATAATGATGTTAATATAGAGTTTGCAACAAAGAATAATCAAAAATTAGTTCAAGGTGATGAGTTTTTTACTGTTAATGGTACTAAGAATGATTATGTTGGTAGAGATTACGATCAAATTATTAATGGAGATTATTATAAAAAAATTGGTAATCTAAATAGAGATTATCAAAAAGAATGGCGAGATCTTATGGATGATATTGCCGATGGTAAGCAGTTATTTGAGCTTAAAAGAGCTGAAGTAATAACAGATCCTAACGATTTTATAAAGAAGACCTCAGGTATTCAAAAGAAACTTGGTACTCCAGCCCCATGTCCGCTTTGTAGTTCGGTGAGTTTAAAAGATCAAATATGGGACAATGCATATAGTTTTATGGGCGTTAAACAAAATTTTCCTTATGATAGTGCTACGGCTTCATTTGATTTCTTTGCTGGTGTTCAATCAGTATATGCTGATACTATTAGTGATTTAATTGATCCAGGTAGCCCTGCACAGTTCTTAGGTAAATCTAAGTGTCCAGTGTGTAACGGTTCAGGTAAAAGCCCGTCTAGTCGTGATGGTAAGTGGCAGGTTGAAACAGACAAGGAAAAGACTGTAATAGATAATCTCCAAACAAAGATTCAAAAGATAGTTAATATTGAGAAAAAATTAGGCCTAGGTGGTAGTGAGATTGTAAACATTACAAAGCATAAAATAGAAAATATTGGTTTAATTTATAATGATTTTCCGTCAGTGCGTATAGATGAAGTTGGTAAAATAGAAAATTACGAAGTACAAGCATTTGATAAAGGTGTTGTCACTACAAAGAAAGCATCGGCTTTATTAGAATATGTTCATCAGGATGATTTCCCAGGAGGAGATTATACACAAAACATCGGTAATAAATGGAATGTCTTAGTAGGTAGTGGTGGAGTTAGTATTAAGTCTACAGGTGGAGTTGATATTGGAGGCACAATAACAAACATTGCTGGTCAGCAAGTTAATATAAGTTCAGAGTATGAAATTAATATGTCATCTAAACGGATCGATATTGCTGCTGAAATGTTAACTTTACGTAATAAACACAGTAAACAAGTATTAGTAGATAGTAATTTAGGTGTTAGTCAAAATGTTGTTATTCAAGGAGGTGCACATGTTGAAGGAGAGTTGAGTGTTCATCATGTTTCAGCGCCTGTTGAAATACAAGAAACAGAACCAGTATCAGTGTTTGGTAGATTATTAGAAGGGTTATCGTTTAATGTTAACATCGAGGGTGGTATGATGGCTAATCATCCTAAACCGGGTCGACCATTGTCGTGTACCGGTTGTACGTTAACGTTAGTAGCTCCGAGTAATGATAATTTTGTAGAGACTTATCCTCATACTCATCCGTTTAAGAACTTACCACTTAAGTTATATGCAGATAAAGATAGTGTTCGCGTGGTAGGTAAAGAATTAAATAGTCATATTAGATCTCAGGCGGATCCTGTCGTCCATGAAAAGAAAGGTGGCGAAATATGGTTTGGATAAACCTTTAAATATTCCGCCACCTGATACTATATAAGATGAGAAGGTTTAAGCAACTTCTACGTTAATTACTTTTTGTTCTTTGCGTTCCATTCTTGGAACATTAATGCGCAAAACTCCATCAGTAATTTCTGCTTTCAGTTGTTCTGTATTAAAGTCATGCCCATCAATTCTGAATGATCGGTTATATGTTTCTTCCTTAGAACCAGTTTTCGTAGTAATGGTTCGTTTAGCTTCGACATATGCCACATCTGTATCATCATTGTAAGTGACTTTAAGGTTTTCCTTCTTTACACCAGGGAGATCAATTTCAATATTGGAGCTCTCTTTATTTTCGTTAAAACGAATATTGTCGTTTGAAAAAGACGGGCCAGGCCCGGCAAACGATTCTTCTAGTGTATTAAAAAGATCAAACATAGGACTGTATGATCTTGCTACCTGCGGTTTTGTTAAGTAATTTAATAAGTTATTCATAACATAAGTATTTATGCTATCGAATTTGACGTTCAACTTTTTTTCCAGTCTTTATATTCTGGATTATCATTTTCCTATAAGAACCTATTGTTACTGTAAAGCTTACAGTATCTCCAGAGATGACAGGAGAGCCATCTAAAGTACCTGGGTATCTATATGTCTTAACTACGTTACCTTTTACTGTTTCTCGAATTTCGAGTTTAAGAGAGCTACCCTGCTGATAAGGTAAAGCATAATAGGTCTCGTTTTTGTTCATTTTAATTATTTAATAAAACTTGTATTAATGACATCTAGATATTAAATATTTTATATGGCAGAGGTTAAGAAGGCTAGATTGTTTTTAAGACGCGGTACTGACACCGATAGAAAAACCACTACATTATGTGAAGGTGAGCTTGGTTATTCTACAGATGCCTTTAGAGTAGTAGTTGGTGATGGTGCAGTAGTTGGTGGTAGGTCTCTAGGTACTACTACACACGTTAGTGGTGGTTCTTTGAGCCGGCATTTTCATACTAAATTAGTACAAGCTTCTGCATATCCTACTGCTAATGGTACAGGTGGTTTTGCTATGCAAGGAGATTTAGCTGTCTTTCCTGCGCTTACTTATAAAAAGGCTGATGGTGTTACAGATTCAGTTCCTGGTGCTAGTGCTACAACTGTTATGTTATTAACTGCGACTGACGCAAGTGACAAAACTAGTTGGGTATCTGTTAACTCTGGTATACCGTTTGGTAATATACATGTACAAAATGATGATATTAAAGGTGATTTTATTTCTGGTGGTGATATTTCAGGAGATGTGACCTTTAGTGGTACTATATCAACTCATAGTATGTCTAGTGGAAGTGCGTTTGTGGTATCGATGGAAGGTACTGGTAATAGAAATGTTGTTGTTACAGCTGGTGGTCAATTATCTGCTAATACAGACTCAGTAGCTTTTGCTGACGGTACTTTAAAATTCCTTAGTTCACCTGTAACAATTTCTCATACAGATGCAGCAAGCGCTACTGCAAACTCTGGAGCGTTTCTTACATATACAAATCCGGCCGGTGTTCCTAAAACATCTACTGCAGGTTTATTTCAATTTGTATGGCCTGGTCATGCTGCAAAAGCTGGTGCTAATGAACATCATCTTTTAGAAGTTCAAAAAGGTCAACTTGATAATAATGCTTCTACTCCTCTTTCAGCAGCATATCAACGAACGGGTACTGACGACGCTGGTGAGACACCCGGTGGTGCCGTGCAATTTTATTGTCCGTTAAGCGGAGCGAGTGACGGTAGTGTTAAATTTCAATATCGGTTCGGGTTAGCTACTGAGGCGAATAAATCTACTACGATATTTGACAACGGTCATACTTTAACTATGATTGGTTATATGTAATTAGTTTTCCCAAGGAAAAACTATCCAATCATTATCATCAAACTCTCTTACTGTATAATCAGGCATGAAGGTTGTCTTGGGTTTATAATATAATGTAGCAAAATCCCAAGTTATATTATATTGATCATTAAACATAACAAAATTACCGTACACCTTTTTTAAAGTTAATCCTGTATCAACAAGATCGTCAACTATTAGAACTCTCTCTCTCATTAATTCGTCTTGTGTAGGAAAGGAAATTTGTTTTACTATATCATTTATATTATGAGGTCCTTTCCGTGGTGCATCGCTTTGATAAGATTTTAAATTACATGATAGTAGTTTATCTACTTTAAGTTTTTTCGCTAAGAGAGCAGCAGGGATCATTCCACCGTTGGCAATCCCAAGAATGCAAGTAGGATGGAATTCTTTTACTTGTTTTACTAATAAGGATATATCTTGCTCAATACTTTCCCAAGATAAGTTAATTTTTGATGTCATTTAAGTCGATATTAATTTCGTCTCCTATGTATTTTACGAGATCTTTAATTTTATCAACTGTTTCTGTTTTTTCTAGATCAGGCAACGTTTTTGTGTGTTTGTATAAATCTAAAATAAGATCTGGAGTTATTTTGTGTTTTTCTTTTTTTACTTTTTTTCGAGGCATCATAAATATTTACAAATGTCTTTGTAACTTCAATCTGTTAAATTAAGATAAAAATGTTAAATAATTAATAATGGGTCATACACTATACAATGAGGTTACCGCGGTAACTGGTATTGGTTATCATGCGAATAGAGTGTTAGGTAAGCTTGAAAGCCCGGAACTTAATCTACCATACTCTTTAGAAGATATTAAAATTAGTCACAATGATTTTGCTGTGACTGAAGTATACAATGATAGTATTCGTAAACTTTATCGGAATTATTTGTATTTAATTGCTAATGCAGAAATAGTAACAGCATCATCACCTACAGAAGCTGTTGGTACTTACATTAATGTTGATCAGAATTTTACTGCGACTTTTGTTGATACAGCACTTAATCCAGCTTCTGGAAATAGTCTTTCCTCTATGCACGCTGATATTGAAACACATATAACGAAAAAAATTGATAGTAATCATTTTGTATACTTTACATATAGCTCAGGTGACTCGGTTGTAGTTGAAAGTACTACTGCATTCGGGACTATTAAATCAGTATTATCAGGAAACTTTGTTGAGTTCAGTCCTGACAATAAGGATGGTGTAACACCATCAAATGCATTTAAATTTAAACAGGTTGTAAGTGTAGATATTGTAGACGAGTATTTATTTGTTTTAGATAGAGGAAATCTTACATTATTTAAATTTGATATATCCGGTCTTTTAACTAATGACGCGGCGGTTCAGCGACTCGGAGCTGATGATAAAACTAATCCTGGTCGTCTTTTATTAAAAACATTAGGAGGTACTCAATATACTCAAGTTAAAAACAGGTTAGTCGACCCTATAGGTGTTAGCGTGTATGATAAAAAATTGTATATTTTAGATAACGGTACTCGTAGTATTAAAATATATGATTTAAACTTTAATTATATTAATGAAATTAGACATGGACCGATGTATGATGATAAGCGCGGTGATATTCCAGTTTCTTTTGTTATAGATGAACTATCTAATACAGATAAAACTGTACGTGGATATATACTTACATCGAATGGTAGAATTTTTGAATATGATCCTATTACAAATATTATAGGCACACCTGTATCCTTATTTGAAACGTATTTACCATATGAAATTTATGTGTTTGAGGAAAATAGAACACCACCGACACTTGCCCAGCAAAAATTATATCAACCTGAAGGAAGTAATTTTAAAAAAATAGTTAATTGTAAGTCGTCAAAAGATATCTTATATGTGGCTACTAATAGAAATATATATAAGCTATATAAAACAAGTTTAGATACTCCTATTACGGTATTAGATTTTGATACATCGACAATAACTCATACAACTAGTTGGAATGTTCCTATTAATATAACTACTGATTTCAGAGATATAAGTGCACAGACAATTGAATCATTTGATACTGTATTACATGATGGTTATGATTATATGGCGGTTACTACAACCACTCTCTCGAGTATAATGAGAGAGGATACTCACACAGCAGGAGCTCCAGTGTCAGGTTATAAGACTAGTACGTACCTTTTTAAAGATAAAAATATTACTACAAAATTATATAATCAAAGTTTTTATACAAATTATTTTACACTGTCTGATATATACGTATTGCCTCAAGAGATAGTTAATAATATTACTTTTAATAAAACTACAAAAAAATTAATATATAACCATTATTCTTTTCTTGAAAGTTTAAATAAAAAAATATATACTTATTTTATAAAAGCTAATTTAGGTACTTCGGTTGTTCCGGCTATATGTACTGTGAATGATCATGGGTTTGAGAAGCTGAGTACTTTTGATAATAATGATGAATTTTATATTGGCATGAACGAGCCACTATTAACTGATGTTGTTAATAGACCTATTGAACTGTTATACAAACAACAAGAAACATTATTTGATTTCATAAAAGAAAGTCAGTTAAATACTGATCCTCCATTAGCAGTAAGTACAAGATTACCAAGTAAGGGTGAATTAGCTACTAGTGTTGTAAGTTTAGATGAAAGCAGTATTACGGTTAGTTCAGGAGGTGTAGTAAGTATAGGAATCTCACGACGGAATTTTATTAGTGTAGATAATAATGCTTGTACAATTCAATTTTATACTCTTAAAGGCTCGGCGGATGAATATAGTTTTGAGTATATAGATCCATCAACTCCTAGTATTGCTCGATTTGAAAAAGGAATAACAAATCTAACTATTGAAATAGGCACAGCCAAATTTTTTGCTAAAGATGATTACGGTAGGTTGGTTGATAAACAAACATATGATAAGAACCCAGGGAAGTATAATAAAACCTTTACATTCAAAATTAAAGAAGGAGAGAATTGTATTATTGATACAACTGATATTCATTCAATTGATGAATGTGCAGTTAAAATAGAGCCTGATTTTACGAAATATAATATTACATTGTTTGGAGATAATTCTTTTACTAATCGAACAGGTACAGGTACTGATGCAAGTGCTGGTAATAATTACGTAGCTCGTGTAGGTGTTCAAAGGACTATAGAAAATGGAACTGCTGAAGATTATACTTTATCAGCGGCATGTAATATCCGAACTAATATAAATGATAAATGGCCTATTGATATGGACTATAAACCAGCCATACCAGATGTAGATGATAAATATAGTATTTATTCAGTAGATAGGATAACAGGCCATCGTGATGTAGATGCAGATTTTCCATCGGTTGTAGGCGGTACAGATGCTTATCAAGTATCTGCTGCACAATTACCAAACACTAGTACAATATTTTTTCAGCCAGGTGTATCTTCAATAGTATTTGATCTTAGTGCAGAAAATATTGATTTCGATAAAAATATTGAAAGCGGTGCTCGGGTTGATGTCCAGATTTGGAATCCTACCTTTAATGCAGTAATTGACAAAGAAACAGTAGACACTCGAGACCAGGAGGTTAAAGCGCATCAAACGAAGAGTGTTACTTTAATTGAACAATATAAAACAATTAATTTATTTGTATCTAGTATTTCTGCTATGCATAGAGTTGACAGTCATAATGCTACTAATCAGACTTTATTAAGTTGTATTAATATATGGGAAGCCCTATCTGCTAGTAATGCGTCTGATCATGCTGGTTCTAATACATTTAGTGACGTGTCGGCTAATTATCCTATTAGTGCTTGTTTTACTATCGATCAAGCGACTGCTGCTGACGCACTTTCTGTTATTTCAACAGACGATACATTACCAGCATTATATTTTAAACCAACTAACAATCTTACATTTAAGTATTACAATAACCAAATTGATATTGTTATTAAAAATAGCACCAACTCAATAGTAGGTAAGGGTGGTAAAGGTGGAAATGGGTTAGCTGTTGAAAATGTACAAGCCGGTGACGGTGGAACCAGGTTTGATAATGAAGATGATAGAGTTTATATAGGTGCATGGGACGATGAAACTTTAACTACATGGGCAGGGACATCAGGTGGACCAGCGTTAAGTGGATTTGATAATCATTTTAAACAAAAGATTTTAATTACTAATAACGGTAAAGTATACGGTGGAGCAGGAGGCGGTGGTGGTGGCCTGCCTGGAGTAAGCGCAGCCGAAATGCCAGTATATGCATGGCCATTATGGTTTGGTTGTGGTGGAGGCGGTGGCGCTGGTATACATACAAGCAATGTTGGCCCAGGTGGGTCTGCTGCTGTAAATTCAGTGAGCACTCAAGCATCGGATGGGGATCGTAGTAGGGCTTTTGTACAAGATGGAGCAGCTGGGCCAATTGCCGAACCTGGAACCGGAGCAGGAGGTGCCGGTGGAACGTGGGACACATCTGGAAAATATTATCCAAAAATTGAATTACGAAAGAAAGAACTCGCGACTGGTGATACAACAGAAGTAGCTGGCATATCTTCCAATGTAACTTTTTTCCGTGCAATGACTGGAAACCCTGGAGGCCACCTAGGCGAGCCTGGTAAAGGTGATGGAGCATCTGCTAACTACTATACTTTAGATTCAGCTCTTTCTCTACCACTTAAGGACAGCAACTCAGAGGTTACTACAGCAACTGATATTAGTTATAATAATGTATTGAGTAATTATAAATTAAGAGTTGGCGGTGATGCTGGTAATATTATAACGTCAACCGTTACACCAGTGACTGCAGGAACCGGTGAGTTTCACGGTACTGGTGATTATTAATACTAGTGTTTACTGATACTTATAATAAGTATTAGTAATGAAATTCAGTTCAACAGCACAAGATGCTCTTGCCGCTTCAAAATCATATGCAGAAGAATTTAAAAGTAGATATGCTGGTACGGAGCATTTGCTTTTAGGGTTGATCGAAAGCCATGATGATTTTTTAGATCAGACTTTTCACCGATTGGAGGTAGATACAGCTCATTTAAAAGATGTTGTTATTAGTATTTTAAGTATAGAAGAAACTAATAAGCTCTTTAAAGCTGATCCTGGGCCTGCATTTACTCCTCGAGTTTTACGTATAATAGATTTTGCAAAAAACTTAGCTCAAAAACTTGAAAAAAATACTGTAGATGTAATTCATTTATTTTTATCTTTATTATATGAGAATGATGGTGTCGCGACTTCTATTCTTATGGAATATGGATTAAATTTTGATAATGTTAAAAACGCCATACAAAAAGAACTAGGTAATATTACAAGTACGAGAGGTATACTTAAATCAATTATTCCAGAAAGCTTAGAACCGTATTTTATTGATTTAACATATCAAGCTTCCGTAGATAAATTACAAAGTACATTTTCAAGAGACGCAGAGTTTGATAAAATCTATCTTGTATTGGGTAAAAAACATAATACTAATCTTATTATAACTGGCGACCCAGGCGTCGGTAAAAAGTCTGTAGTATATGAACTTGCAAGAAGGATAACTAAAAAGCTTACTCCTAATCATTTACATGATAAAAGAATATTAGAACTAAAACTTAAAACCCTTATCGGTGGTACAAAGTTTAGAGGAGATTTCGAAGCTAGGATGGACGTACTTCAAGACTATCTTAAAAATAATACTGATGTAATTCTATTTATTAATGATATTGCTCTTATAACTCGTATTGACGGGACTGCAAATATAGAAGAATATTTTAGCGAATTATTTAACAGTGATGATATCAATTTTATAAGTACGTGCACAGCAGATGATTATAAAAAGTATATTAATGACATTACAACCATTAGTTCTAATTTTGAAAATATAGTTGTTAAGCAAACTGACTTAGAAGAAACAAAAGGTATTTTATATAATATGATTCCTATGTATGAAAAATTTCATAGTGTAAAATACAATAGAGATATAATAGAAGATATTGTTACGATGTCATCTCGGTTTATTTTTGATAAGAGCCAGCCAGCCGCTGCTCTAGATTTATTAGATGAATGCGGCTCTCATATAAAGAATCAAATATCTAATACATCTGAACAGATTGTCCAATTACAACAAAAAATAGATGGTATACAAAAACAAAAACTTCGAACTGTAGAAGCATTTAATTTTGAAGAAGGTATTAAACTACGACGAAAAGAAACAATTTTATCTAATAAATTAAAAAAAGAAATTACTAAACAACAAGCAGTTGAGTTTGATAAGGTCATTACAAGTGATATTGTAAGAGACATACTCAGTGTTAAAACAAATATACCTATAAGCAATATTAGAGGGAGTAGTTTACCTGATTTATATAAGGTAGAACAATCTCTACAAAAAAGATATATTTCTCAGACTAGAGCTATTACATCATTATTACGTCATTTTAAGAGAGTTAAAACAGGATTACAAGACCCGTCGAGACCATTAGGTTCATTTCTTTTTATAGGTCCTACCGGTGTCGGTAAAACTTATTTATGTGAATTAATCGCAGAATACTTTTTTTACAATAAACAGAACTTTCTTAAGATTGATATGTCTGAATTTATAGAACCTCATTCTACTAGTAAGTTAATAGGATCTCCTCCAGGGTATGTTGGTTATGGAGACAGGTCGATACTTTGTGATTTTATTAAAACTAATCCTTATAGTTTACTTTTGTTAGATGAAATTGAAAAGGCTCATCCAGATGTTGTTAATATATTTTTACAGGTTTTAGATAAAGGAGAATTAACTGACAGTGTAGGTCGTAAGATTAACTTTAAAAATTGCATTATAGTATTTACTAGTAATATTGGCTCTCAATTATTTGATAAAGATTCTATCGGTTTCGGCGGTACAGCAATAAGTTCTATAGATTTAGAAAATGCTTGTCAGAAATTTTTTAAACCAGAGTTTTTAAATAGACTAGACGAGATTATTAGATTTGAACATTTGACAAAAGAAGATATATCTGATTTAGTTCATATTCAATTACAAATTTTTTCTCAAAAATTACGGGAAATTAATAATATAGAGTTTACTTTAACATCTGAAGCTCAAGACTATATAGCCGAGCAAGGCTATAGCCGAAAATATGGTGCTCGTTTTTTAAGACGGTACTTCGAGAAACATATCGAGACAGAGATAGCGTCGTTATTAATAACGAGCACGTCTAAGCTAAAAAAAATAACTTGCAAATTAAAAGATGGTACGTTATCATTTATGTGATGATTGCATATAAATTTATCGTAAGAGATATTTATACGAACGAGAGTAGAGAGTTCGAACTCCACTCACAAGACCATGACCCTCGCCCGGTTCATAAGGAAGGTATGAGGCAAATCAAGTTTGAAGAGGATATAGAAAAGCTATATGTCGATACATCCGCCGAGAAGGGTATTCATACATATGATCGATTACTGTATGATAAAAGAAAAGGATTTTTAGACTAATGAATAATACAGGAGCAAAAATATTAAT